CTCGCTGACAATGTGAAAGACAGGGCAGCATTCGAAAGGCTCGAGGCGAAAGGAAACTTGATGAGAAACAGAGTACATCACAATTTCTTCGAACCTTACGAGGCAAAAAACAAGCGTGATGTGGAAAGGGCATTCTTGAGAATATTAAACGGTCACGGCATAGCGGTTGCTGCACCAGAAAAGTACATCACAAGATACAAGAACCCTCACTACAATTCAGCATGCCCAACGTGGCTGTTGAGAGGCAAGCTGGAGCCAGGTGTTGCTATTCATGACGTGGTACGATTCTATGAGCAAGGCATGGTGCCTAAGGAATGTGTTGACTACTATGTAAAACAGATGGAAACAACGACTGCCTACGGTTTCGGCGTTACACTGAACGATTGGGCCAAGATGATAGCCAAGATGTCAGCAGCAATCAGGGAACCAACCAAATTTCCCACAGGCGAAGGTCGAAACTCAGAAGAGAAGTTTCCTTTCGGCTCAAAGCGTGAGCAAAACCGAGCCAATGTTACAATCAAGAGGTTGATGAAGGTGTTCAAAGTCTGGGAACACCCCGATTGTGTGGAAATAGCGGAGCACCATGTTGGGGAAAGAAACGTTTTTGTGACCAGCGTACTCCTTGCGTGGAAGGGGCTAATGACAGACATGCCAATGGCACCATTCATTAAAAGCTTGCTCAAAGTAAGCTACAGTAAGTGGACCTCCGTAATGAAAGAGTTTCACAGCCTGATCAGAACAAGCAATTTTATCTTTCACACGGCCATCAATGAAGATCAAAGACAAAGATTGATGTACCTTGACCTGCTGATAGGCAGAACGGATTACGACCTCACTGTTGAAATGGCACTCGAAGGTAGTGTCGGGCAAAGTGAAGAGCCAGTGCATGTAGCATATGATCCACTGCGGCAAGAATGGACTAGAGAGAAGTACAAGGAATACTTCAAACTAGCAATGTACGAGGCACACGCCAAGATCAAATAAAAACCAAGAAAAGTGAATGTGGATTCGTTCCTTGACTTCTACAAATATAGAAGGTCCTGGTTAACCAAAGGATCCTTGGTTGTGAACAACATTGAGCGTGAGAAGAGGAATTACATGACGTATGTACTTGATGAGATCAATGAATCGATACAAGAGTACAAAGGCATACACAACAAGGCATCCTTCTTCGAGGTCGAGGACATAATAGCAATGGTCGACAACAGGAAACACATGTTTAACGAACAAAAATGATGAAGAAGTACGAAGTCGGTGACAAGTTCAGGGTGTTGCTGCCTGGTTCACTGTTACACTACGTGATCTTCTCGTACGTGCTCTACGTAGCCGAGAAACAAGTACAAATCGGGACAGTACGTTTAAACGCGCCACCTGACGAGGAAATCATATTCTTTGACAAAAAGATGGACGAAGAGCTGCACCATATGCTCTACTACTGGGCTGATTTCAATGCTCAACACTCAAAGTGGGAAATGTCACTTGCTA